AAGAAAGTTAAGCCAGGCTACCGAGTCCTGCGTCTGTCCAAGGAGCTCGCATGATAGAGAAGTTCATCCTCATCGCCTTGGGGATTCCGCTCGGGATTCTCATAGCAACAGTTTGGTGGTTGTTCCATGACCTCTAAGCCACAGATTCACTACCAGTACGGTCGCTGGATAATCGAGGGATACGATGACCTTGGATTCAGCACCGCCGAGGGCGCGGAAGAGTATTACTACGCGCACCTATGTCCCCAGCGTCACTCGCGCTGGTTCCGTTCTATGATTAGAAACTTTGAAGGAAACCAATGAGCAAGATTCACGTCAAGTTAGAGCACGACCTAGCGGAGTTCCACTACCAGGTGAAACTGTCCAAGCGGGCGCTGCTCAAGTTCCACATTCGCGACAAGTTCCGCAGAGCATTCAGGAGGGGCGGATGAACGACCAAGCCGTTATTCAGACAACCCTCGTTGGCGAGAAGCGCAAACTCCGCAACCTAGAGCCAGCCGAGAACAACAACTCAACGCTGGCCGTTTGGTACGGAAACAACACTTTGGCCGAATCAGCCAGGGTGGAGTACCGAGGCTTTCAGTTGCTCATCTACTACTACGAGACCGAGATTGCTCGCATGGATCTAGACAAGCAGGACTGGATGACTACGGACTACCTCATCGAGCTGCTGACCCGAGAGGGCTGGGCATGACCGACACCTGCAAGCACGTCTACACCACCGAGGACTTCGCCGGAAACTTGGTGGAGCGACCCTACACCTCGATTTTCTGCCCCGACTGTGGCAAGCGAATCGAAGCACCAGGGCCAACTCGTCCGTTCAAGTTAAGGCCGGACCAGCGATGACTCACACCGTGACCTGCCCCATCTGCGGGGAAGAGAACACCTTGGAAATAGATCTCGCAGCCTTTGACGCTTGGAAGAGTGGAGCGTTGATTCAGGACTGTTTCCCTGACTTGACATTGAACGAGCGAGAGTTAATAATGACTGGTATCGACCAGCGATGCTGGGACAAAATAGGGGAGTAAAAATGACAAACTATGTTGACGTTAGAACGAGCGCACGAGAGGCCACGTTTCCGACTCTGTACGAAGCAGAGTATTGGGCGGAGCGAGTCCTAGGGGATTACCCCTCAATGGGCTACAACACCAGTTGCTCAATCCGCAAGCTCGAGGGAAACGCCTGGAGAGTGGATGTCAAGCGTTGGAACAGTTGCGACTAATGAATCCCATCATCATCATTTTGGTAATTTGGGCGCTGGCTGTAATGGCTATAAGGAGGAACAATGGTTAAAGAGTTTGGATTTAAAAAAGGCAATTGGCGCACCGAGGTCTGGGTCAGCCTGAGCATCCGAGACTTCGGCCTTGGGCTGGTGTTTCACGGAGTTTGCAAGAAGCAGAACAAAGCGTTTGGCGTTGATCTGACGATTCTGTTCTTTGAGTTTCACTTTGAGACTTGGAAGTGGTCGGTATGACAACTGACCTAATTGAGAAGCCCGAACAGGCCACCTGCAAGCACCAATGGTGGAACCTGATTCACGTCAACTGCTGCATGAAGTGCGGAGAGAACCTATGAACACTAAATTTCAGGTAAGGGACATTGAAGTATCAGATGACGATAAACCGTGGGGTATTTTTATTACGGTTCGTAATGAGTCAGCGTGGCTTTCAGTGCAAGAATACCGTTCCCTAATCGTTGCATTGTCTAACTTATCGAATAAAGCCTATGAGTTAGACTCCCAATGTCCCAAGTGTGGAGAGAAACTATGAGCGACTGCGGACACACCTACCAGACCTACGACATCGACCGCAACATAGTGACGGTCAAGTGGGCGAGGATGTTCTGCCCCGACTGCGGACTGCGCCTTGAAGCGCCAGGGCCGACCAAGCCATTCCACCTCAAGCCCCACCAGCGATGACTATCGTTGCCGCCATCTCCACACCTGCTGGAGCAGTCATCGGCTCGGACTCGCTCGCCGCAGTCGGTGAACTGTGCGCCCCTACCGCCAGCCCCAAAATCGCTCGGTACGGGAACATCCTCATCGGCTTCGCAGGCTCGTGGAGGGCTGGTCAGCAGTTCCTCGAACACACCGCCCGACTGAGCAACCCCACTCTGCGGCAGATTCTCGAACTGGAGACGCAGGAGACCGACTGGAACCTGCTCGTGGTCGAGGGCTCACGGATCTACGAGGTATCGGCAGACAAGGGCGTAGTCGAGGCGCTGAACGTCGAGGGATTCTCCTACGGCGCTATCGGCTCGGGGGCGAGCGTCGCTCTGGGGGCTCTGGGCTTCGCCTTCCCACGCCTAGACCGAGGAACCCTGCGCCGAGTGCTGGGGGTCACGGCGGAACACACCACCACCGTCGCTGGGCCGTTTCATCTCATCGAACTATGAACCGCTACGTCAGCATCCCCCTCACTGAGCGGCACTACGAGTTAGTAGACCAAACAGCCCCGAAAGAAACGTGGGGGAAAGGGCCTGTCATCGGCGAGACCGCCAGCCCGATAGGTCGCCTGGGCGAAATCGTGGTCATCGAGTACCTGACCCAGCAAGAGGTTCAGTTCACCGAGGACTTCACGATCTACCAAGACCTCACCATCGTCGGCTCGGGGCCGCTAGAGGTCAAGACCAAGAACCGCACGACAGCCCCCAAGCCCTACTATGACGCTTCCATCCCGACCTACAGCCACAAGTTCCAGAACGTCTCCTACTGGGCGTTCGTGAGCCTTGAGCGAGACAAGGACTACTCGGGCGACTTCGTTCGTGGATACCACCACGCCCACCTCGTCGGGGTAGCGAACCGCCGCATCACCGAGACGGGAACAGTCGTCCACGCTGGCGATTATGACGAGAGCAACGACCTGACGCTACGCATGACCACCATCAACATCCCTCTGCGCAACTTGAAGCCCATCGAGGAAGCCACGGCTATCTGGAAGAGCCGACAGAACTAAACACGCCAGCAGTTGAAAGTTGTCACCACATCTGCCATCATGTTTATCTATGCTGGGCGAAGTATGCCTAGCGAATCTAACTAACGTCTGGTCATCCTAACTATGGCACGATACGAGCGCACCGAAGAGCAAGCCCACATTGACACCGCAGCCCTCAAACTGCGCTCACTCGGCTACTCATACCAGGCTATCGCCGACCAGATGGGCTGCTCAAAGCCCACCGCCTACGCACGATGCCAGCGAGCCCTCGCCGCTATCCCAGCCGAGGCCGTAGACGAGTTCCGCCGCCTCGAAGGGCAACGCCTCGACCTCCTGCTGGAGAAAGCGATGGACAAGGCCCTGTCGGAAGAGAAGGGCGCACTGTTCGCCATTGACCGAGTGCTGGCTATCATGGATCGCAGAGCGAAACTCATGGGCCTCGACGCACCCATCAAAACCGAGGTCATCACACTCGACTACATCCAGGCTGAAATCGCTCGCCTAGAGGCTTCGCTCGGGGAGATAGATGACGACGATACTGCAACAGCGCCTAGCGGAACTGAAACGGCTTGAGGCTCTAGAACTCAAGGAACGTGCGCTCAAGGCTCAGGCCGCCAAGAAAGAATTGTCTCACGCTCGCTACCGTTCCTCAGCCCGTCCCCAGCAACTCCCTCCCGAGGGCAACTGGCGCATCTGGCTCATCCTCTCAGGCCGAGGCTGGGGCAAGACCTTCACGGGCGCAGGCTGGCTGATAGAGAAAGCCCTGAGCGAGCCTGGCATCGAGTGCGCAGTCGTCGCCCCGACGTTCACCGACGTTCGCCGCACCTGTGTCGAGGGGCCGTCTGGCATCATCAAGAGCCTGCCGTCTGGCGCTCTGGAGCAATACAACCGCTCCAACGGGCAGATAACGCTCACCAACGGCTCAAAGATTCACATGGTGTCGGCTGACGAACCAGACCGAGCCCGAGGGCTGAACCTCTCCTACGCATGGCTCGACGAGTTCGCAGCGTGGCGGTACGAAGAGACTTGGACGGCTGGACTAGCACCTGCTCTGCGTATCGGCAACCCTCAGACCATCATCACCACGACCCCACGGCCTACCAAACTGATCCGTGAGTTCATGTCCCGTAATGACGGCTCAGTGGTCATCACCCGTGGCTCGACGTTCGACAACCAAGCCAACCTCTCACCAGCAGCCCTAGCGGAACTGAAAGCCCGATACGAGGGAACTCGCATAGGCCGCCAAGAACTCTATGGCGAAGTTCTCCTCGACGTACCTGGAGCCATCTGGACTCACGCCGACATCGAGAGCGCTCGAGTGACCGAAGCCCCCGAACTCGTGCGCATCGTTGTCGCCATTGACCCAGCCGTCACCTCGGGGGAACACTCCGACGAGACAGGAATCGTCGTGGTGGGCAAGGGCGCAGACGGTAGGGGATACGTTCTTAGCGACCGTTCCTGCCGTGACACGCCCTCTGGATGGGCGCACAGAGCCATCCAAGCGTTCGAGGACTTCAAGGCTGACCGCATCGTCGCTGAGAAGAACCAGGGCGGCGACATGGTAGAACTCACGCTCCGCTCCGTGATGCCAACAGTCCCCTACAAGGGCATCAACGCCAAGCAGGGCAAGCGACTACGAGCCGAGCCCGTGGCGGCGCTCTACGAGCAAGGACGCATCAGCCACGTCGGAGCATTCGACATCCTCGAAGACCAGATGACGGGTTGGCTCCCCGACTCAGGCACATCCCCAGACCGCTTGGACGCTCTCGTCCACGGCCTCACGGAACTCGGACTGTCGGCTGGCGCAAGTGCTGACCGCTTCTTCGCCGAACTCGCACCGCCCTGCGTCATCTGTGGCTTCCCCGTGGCGGCTGGCACTTCTAACTGCTCCAAGTGTGGGGCGCTCAACAACGACTACGACCTCACGCAGGTCTACCCCCGATAGGACGAGATGGCACTTCGAGACAGGTTCAGCCGCAAGGCACGAGAGCAGAAACTAGCGGAGGCTGTCGCCGAGGCTGTGAAGGCTGGTCTGGCTGGCTCCCCGATGGGAACGACCAACTACAACCGAGCCACCCCTGCTGAGCCATACTCAACCATCGGCGGACAGGGCATCGTCACGGGCATCGGTCAGGCTATCCCTATGGACAGACCAGGTGTCGGCTACGAGGGCGGACAGGTCGGCTCAGGCTTCGGAGCCATGCTCGGCCCAGCCGCACCACTCCTGCCAGCGCCCATCGACGTAGTTCTCGACGACTCGGGCCGTGCGCTTCCCAGAAAATACGAGTACCAAGTCGCCACGAACCTCAACCTTACGCAGTCCGAGGTTCCCTACCAAGTCCTCAAGTCTCTCGCTGAGCAGTGTGACATCGTTCACCGTGCCATCGAGATTCGTGTGGGCGACCTCGTGAAGCAAGACTGGTCGTTCGACCTCTCCGAGAGCGCCATCGCTCAGATTATGCAAGAGCAGAACTGCTCACACGCTAAGGCTTCACGCATCGGGCGAGACCTCTACGGCGACGAAATCAACCGACTGACGGCCTTCTGGAAGAACCCCTACGTCCAGAGTGACCGCTCGTGGAGCGAGTGGCTGACCGAGGCGCTGTGGCAGGTGTTCGTCTACGACCAACTGTGCCTCTACCCTCGCTACAACTTCGGCGGCGACCTCATCGGCATCGACATCATCGACGCACCGACCATCAAGATTCTGCTCGACAACCGAGGCGACGTGCCTCACCCACCATCGCCAGCGTTCCAGCAGGTGCTCTGGGGCTTCCCCCGTGGGGAGTTCGTGGCCTCACCAGAGTCCGACGGCGACTTCTACAACTCCCCTGGCAAGTACGGCGAGTTCAAGACCGACCAGATGAGCGTCTACGTCAAGAACCGCCGCACCTGGTCGCCTTATGGCTTCTCGCCCGTCGAGGAGTGCATCCCAGCAGCAACGCTCTACCTAGATCGCCAAGCGTGGATGCGAGCCGAGTATCAGTTCGGCTCTATGCCGACGACGTTCATGAAAACGAACTCGATGGAACTCAGCCTGGAGAAACTGTCAGGCTACGAGCGAGTGCTGAATGACCGCTTGACGGGAAGCACCGCCGAGCGTCACCGCATCAAAGTTCTGCCCGACGGGTTCGACCCTATCGCCATGCCCTCGCAGGACGAGCGATTCAAGTCCGACTACGACGAGTTCATCATCAAGCGCATCGCCGCCATCTTCGGTGTTAGCCCCTCGGCCCTCGGTGTCGTGGCTCGTGCTGGTCTCGGCGGTGGCAAGGGACAGATGGAGGGCGAGAACGAATCGTCCGAGAGCGTCTCAACTCGCCCGATGGAGATGTACGTCACGGACGTAATCAACTCCCTGAGCCGTCGCTACCTCAACGCCGACCTCAACGTCTCGTTCGTAATGCAGAACCGAGCCAACGCTCAGACCGCTAAGGAGCAGGCGCAGGCTTTGCAAATCTCGCTGTTCTCGGGTCAGAAGACCCTCAACGACGTACAGGGCGAACTCGGTCAGGCGCTCTACGAGATGCCCGAAGCCGACGAACCGTTCATCGTCGCAGGAACCACCATCCAGTTCCTTAAGGGTCTGCTCGAAGTGGACACCACGGGCGAAACCATCGGACAGAAGGAGACCCCCAGTGAGTCAGACAGCCAAAGCAGCGAAGGTCAAAGCGGCGAAGGTGCGCAAGGAGTCGGTCAAGAAAGCCCGAGTCCGAGCGAAGCGCCGCACGATTCGCTAAGGGCGCAGGAGGCTAAGGCGTTCGCCAAGTTCGCCAGCAAGCCACGCTCACGGGAGTTCGAGTTCAAGTACCACACGCTTAAAGAGGCCGCAGTCTTGAAAGCGCAGATAACTGATACCCCAAAAGGACGTTCGACTACTAAGGCGAGCAAAGAGCAGACCGAGTTCATCGCTCGGCGGCGCAAGGTATCAGCGCACTACGCTTCCCTAATCCACAAGGCTCTCAAGGACTCCATCTCAGGGCTCGACACCGCTATCCGCATGGCGCAGGTTCAGGCCACCGCTAAGGCCGCTTCGGACAAGAACGCAGCCACGGCGGCAGTGGACAACCACGTCAAGATGGACACAACCGCCCTGGGCAAGCACATCTCGGACGTTCACGCTGAGGGCGGTTTGGTGGGAACGCAGGACGCAGCCGACCAACTCGGCGACCTTGCTCCCGACACCCCCATCGGCGCACTAGCGAACGGTACGGACTGGGACTCGTGGACACCAGGCGACCCACAGGCGGCCTCAAAGGTCGCAGGCGGCAACCTAGCAACGCTCATGGAGAACGCAGGCGTGACGCTCAAGGGCGTGTCTGACACCACGCTCAAGGCCGTTGGAGACATCCTCGGGCAAGGGCTCGAACAGGGTCTGCCCTACAAGGACATCGCCGACAGCATTTACAACTCCTACGCCTTCTCCTACGAGAGAGCGCAGGTTATCGCCACCACCGAGGGCAACCGAGCCGCCATCGCCGCAACGATGGACTCGTACACCTCGGCTGGCATCAGCCAATGGGACTGGAACACCTACGATCCATGCGACGAGTGCGCCGCTATGGGCGAGGCGAACCCCCACGACGTAGGCGACGACGCACCACCACTTCACCCCAACTGCGAGTGCTTCGTCACTCCAGTCATCAACTAGGAGAACAATGACCGACGAAATCAAGTCCATCTACCTCGGCAACCTGACCGCCAAGCGTGGTAAGGACGGGTTCATGTACGTCAAGGGATTAGCATCTGACGACACCCTCGACCTCGACCAGCAAATCTGCGACCCCGAGTGGCTCAAGTCTGCGTTGCCAGACTGGTTC